ACCTAAAGAAAAAATAAAAGAGAATATAGGTAGATCACCTGATTATTTAGACAACTTCATTATGAGGATGTATTTTGAGTTGAAAAAGTTCGAATTTCACATAGCCTAAAGTAAAAAATCGATGGGATTATTCACTAAGAAGAAAAAGACGGATAACGTTCAGAAGTTGCAAACGTTTTATGCTTCTGTTATCGGGAGCAATCCTGTCGTTTGGTACAGTTACAACGCTGAGGACTTCGTGAAAAACGGTTACACGTCGAACGCTGAGATTTATAGCATTGTAAAAAAGATCATCGATAAGGCCAACATTGCAACACCTTACGTTTATGTTGATAAACAAGGAGTTAAATCGAGAAGATACTTGACAACGAAAGGATCGAGAGACACGGCCTTCGGTGCTGCCGAACATCGTCTCGAGATACACAAAGCGCTCGATTACGCACCTGACAACCTCGATTTGTCTATGTTATTGAAGAAGCCGAACAACGAACAAACATGGAGGGAGTTTATCACGCTTGCAAGAATTTTCTATTTCGTACAGGGCGAAGCGTTTATTTATAGAGAAGCTGGCGACGACAATTGTGCATTGTCGCTTCATGTTATCCCTGCGCACCTGATGAACATGCACATCGATAACGGAAAGCTGGTAGGCTGGAGGATGAATTTGTTGAACGGAAAGTATCGAGATTTTCTCGGTGACGACATGAACGACATACTTCACATGAAGATGCCTAACCCGTTGTTCGACGCGAAATATAGTCAGTTTCGAGGATTATCGCCGTTGCTGGCAGGACTTAAATATTTGAAGTTGGACGACATTGCAATCGAAAGTTGGGTTAAATCTGTCGAGAACGAAGGAGCGAAAGGATTGATTTCGCCTAACCATCCCAATCCTGAATTGTGGTTGACGCCTGATCAGGTTGACAAGACGCAGGCAACGGTAGAGACAAAGATACACGGATCTGATAACAGAAATAAGATCGTTGTAAGTGCGATGCCGCTACAATACACACACATCGGCTTGTCTCCTGATGCGTTGAACATCATACAGGGCCTTGATCATGCAGGTTACAAATTGTGCGATTTGTGGGGAGTGCCAGCAACGTTATTCGATCCGAACCCGACATATCAAAATATGAAAGCTGCAAGCGAAAGATTTGTAAAGGAAGTAATATTGCCTTACTTGTCGTCGGAAGAGGATAAGCTAAACAGCTGGCTTGTTGAACCTTTCAAAATACGCGACAAAAAGAATTACGTTATAGATTACGATCTTTCGTCTTATGAAGAATTAAGACTTACGTCAGATCAAACCGACGCATATTTGAAAACTCACACGATAAATGAAGTGCGTGTGATGCTTGGCAGCGATGAGCTGGACGAAGAATATGCAAATCAGGTATTCGTACAACAAGGCATGATTCCGTTATCGGATTACAGTGTTGAAGATATACAGATTTAAAAGATGAGACTTACGCGTTACATACAGATCGAAAGCCGCAGGCAGGCAACTTATGAAAGGTTGTTTGCAAAAGAAGTATTGAAAGCGTTCAAAAAGAATGCAGAGATGTGGATCGATTATAACATTGTAGGTAACGCGGTTGGTGAAGCGCTTGAAAAGGTTTATCGTGTTACGTTACAGGATTACTTGTCGAGACAATGGGAGCAATTGGACGGCAACGTTATTCAGAAGAAGGAAAGATTTTTCATGCCTGCATGGTCGCAGTGGATCGAAAACTATATTTTGGCTACATTGGTAAACAAAGTCGTAGGAATAGATGACACGACGCGAGAGCTTCTTATGCAGGAAACGATCGCAAGCACGTCGATCGGTGAAAGCAGATCAGAATTTTCAAAGCGGATCATGAACGTGATGGGCGGTGCAGCTGGCAAAAGAAGGGCGAGAGTTATCGCGAGAACGGAGGCAGGCAACGCTATAAACATAGCAAAAGCGAAGTCGGCAGAAGATTGGGCTGCGCAAACCGACATTCCGATCGGCAAATTGTGGATACATAGAGGTGCTAAAGATCCGCGCGATTGGCATGTTGCGATGGATACAGGTGTTGAGATACCTAAGGACGAACCGTTCATCGTTACCGATCCGAATACAGGGATCACCGACAGAATGATGTATCCGCATGATCCGTCGGCTTCAGCAGGAAATGTTATAAATTGCGGTTGTCAGGTTATTTATGTACGATTAAAAACACAACAAGATGGATGAAATAATTTTTAAAAACCTTTCAGAATTTCGCGACATCGATGAGCAAACAGGTATCATCAAAGGTTACGCGAATGTTTATAACGTTAAGGACAGCGACGGAGACATCTCGTTGCCTGGATCGTTCTCGAAGACGGTAGCCGAGCGCGCTAAAAAGATAAAGATATTCAAGAACCACACGCCGCAACTTGTCGGCGTTCCGCTGGAGCTTGATATCGCTGATCCTTACGGTCTCGGCTTGACGGCAAAGATGCTGATGGACACCGATGCTGGTCGAGACACGTTTCATGAAGTTAAGTTTCTGCATGAGAACGGTTTCGAGAGCGGTATGAGTATCGGCGGCTGGGTTATCAAACGAAATGCGAAGAACAAGGCTGAAGTCGTCGAATACAGGTTGAAAGAAATATCGGTACTTACAACCGAAGAACCAGCCAACCAGCTTTCACTTGTAAGTGCTGTTAAGGCCGTGAAAGAATTGACAGAACCGACGCAGGAAGAATTTTGGAGTATCATCGAAAAAGCTTACAACGTAAGATTTTCGGATAACATATTGAAATCGTTAGAACAATTTTTGACACTCAAGGACAAAGAGCCTGATCAGCTTGATGCTGACACAACTCAAGCCGTTGAGCCGTTGATCACAAATATTTACGAGTTATTCATTTAAAAACAACTATTTAAAACAAAAAAAAATTATGGAAGATATTGAAAAACAAAAAGCAGAGGCTTTAGAAAACGTTAAGAAAACAGCAGAAGCGGCAGCGAAGATGACCGTCGAAGAAGCGATGAAAGCCGTTTCAGAAAAGATGGAAGAGATTGCAGGAAAGGTCGGCAAATCGGTAACCGAAGACGACTTCAAAAAAGAGATTGCAGAATTGCAAGCTCGCGTTAAACAGATAAAGCAAACCACTTCTGAAGAGAAGACGGCAAAGAGCATTAAAGACGCGATTGCCGATGCGCTTGTTGAAGGGGCTGAAAAGCTGAAAAACTTCAGAGGTGAGGAAAAGCTTGTCATGAAAGCGGTAACCGATGCAAGCTGGGAAGCTGGTGCGCTTGATCATGCAACGTCGGAAGTACGGTCTACTCTTTATAACAGTCCTTACTCGCCGCTTTACCTGCGTAACATTTTCCCGAACGTGGCTACCGACATGGGAACTGTTATCATTCCGCAAATCGGAGCGATCACAGGTGCTGCGGCAGAATGGGAAAGAGGCACGGGTGAGCTCGGCGCTGACGTAGCTAAACCTGAAGTTTCTCCTGCTTACAAAGACGTAACAGTTCCGATGAAGTGGATCGCTGGGATCACGACTGTTAACCGTGAGCTGCTGCTTAATGTGAAGTATTTGCAGTCAAGCATTACCAACACGCTGCTTTATTCATCGAAAGGACTGTTTGCAGCTGAAAACAAGATGATCACCGATTACCTTGCTACGAATGCAGTTGCTTACGCAGGATCGAAAACGATCGCGCTTGAGAAAATAATCGACGCAGCTTTCAATCAGTTGCTCGGAAATTACATGGCCCCAACGCACGTGTTAATGAACCAAGCCGATTACTTGACTTACATCAAATTGAATAAGGCTTCTGGATCAGGCGAGTACGACGTTCCGAACGACACGTTGATGGGATTCTTCGGTACAGGTCTCGAAACGGCAGTGCAGATTGTTCCCGTTCCGTCGATCGTTGCTGGTACTGCTTACGTTGTTTCAGCTCCAGAATTCGAGTTCATAAACAGGCTTGCTCCAGAAATTCAAATTGCTGAACAACACGACGTGAACTTTGCTTTCAACAAGGTAACGTTCAGGGTTGAGGAGATGGCGGCTTTCGTTGCTAAGAATTTGAACGCGATGGTTAAAATTACATTTTAACGATGATACAGGTTGAATTGTTGAAAGATGTTGAGGTAGGGAAGAAAGGGGAGATGATAATTCTCCCCGATCCTGCCGCAAATTACTTGATAAGAGTTGGAGCTGCGATTGAGCGCGTTAAGGAGAAAGAAAACGACAAACAAGTAAAACGAAGCAAAAGATGATAACACTTGCAGACGTTAAAGAAGCTTTGCATATCGACTTCACGGATCAGGACGGTTATTTGCAGTCGTTGCTTGACGCAGCTACCGACAAAGCGCTTCGAGTGTCAGGAATAAGTGCGACGATAACGGTAGTTGATGAGTTTGGCGTTGAAACAGTTATCGAAAACCCTGAAGCCTCATCGGCAGAGTTTCTTAACGCTATACTTGAAGATGTTGCAGCTATGTATCAATCGCGTGGTGATATTAAATCAGGAAGCGAAAGCTCGATGTTTACGTACAGAAGACATTCGACGAAACCTATATTTTAAATTTCAAAGACATGAAAATTGGACGATACGATCAGATAATTGAGTTCTGGAGCGAAGGAATGGTAAGCGACGGATACGGCGGTTACACTCCTAAGCCGTTATTGGAATTGAAGACTTGGGCACGGATCGAACAATTGAAAGTGTCGGCTAACATCGAACAGGCGCAAATGCAGTTACCGACTGTTTATCGAGTAGGTATAATGTTAAGAGCTGGCTTCATTCCGTCGGTGCAACATGTTGTTAAATGGAGAGAAAAGAATTTCAGGATCATAAACGCTCCAATCGTCGAGAACGTCAGATACGGAAAAGAATTGGTGTTCGACATAACGGCTAAAGATTAAGAAGATGGGAAAGGTGATCAATACGACTTCTGATAACTTGAAGAAGTACAAAGCGGATCAAATAAGGAAAATGCGAGAGCTTGTCGTAGATACTGTAACAACGATCGAGATTGAGGCAACAAGGAAAGCACCGGTAGGCGAGGATGGAGATATTTTCATAAACATCGACAAGCGTTTCACTAACAATGACATGACAGGTGAAGTCGGAGTTATGGGAGAAAACAATTTGGCCGCTTACTTCGAATTTGGTACAGGATTGTCGGCTCGAGAAATACTCGCTCCTTACCCTGAATGGATACGCGAAATTGCTTGGAAATTTTACATCAACGGATTAGGTACTTTGAAAGGGAAACCGTATCTTTATCCGTCAGTTTTAAAGAACACGGAGATTTTCAACAAGAAGCTTGACGAAATAGTTAAAGAAAAAATTAAAGATAATGGATAGAGCAACGGAAATAAGAGGTAAGGTAATTACAGCGCTTTCAACGCTGAAATACGGTACTGTTTCGATACCAGTGTTCGATGAGGTCGTTAATCCGAATATCACGTTACCGAGTGTAGATGGATCTATCGCTACTTATGTCGTTATTCAAGATCAGCAAGAACAATTAAACGCAGTTCAAACCGTTGACGCACCTCGCTTCAATTTAAGCATGACTATACGCGTTGTAACGAAATGGGGAACGGTAGGGAAAAAGAAGCTTTGCGAGGACATCGGAGATACGATCATCAACTTGTTGCGTGATGACAGGGGAGCTTCAAAGATTGATGGGATAGACAAGGTATTGCTGGTAACAGCACAATCAATCGCTGAAACGACAATTAACAATATAGCTTTTAGTAAAATAATCATTTTAAACTTTGTAAAAAATGGATAATTATCAACCAGGATGGAAGCTGGCACGACTTGCAGTGTGGGATGCTACGGCAACCGCTTATGTGCCTATTGCGTGCATAACTTCACGAAGTGAGAGCAACGCTTCAAATGTGATGGAAAAGACTAACGCTTGTACACAAGGCAAGACGGTTAAAACGATAACAAGTATCACGAGGACGGTAAGCGTGTCAGGCGAAGTAGTAACGGATAACGACGTTAATTCGCTTGACGACTTGCGCGATTTGCAAGACAGCTTGACTACGCACGATTTCAAGGTTTATCGAACGTCAGGCGTCGATGGAGCTACCGAAACAGCGTGGTACTTTTCGGCAACGATTTCAAACCTGAATGCCGACTATCCGACAGGCGAAGGCGAGAGCGCAACGTTCACGATGGACTTGAACATCGAAGGCGAATATTTAAACGTTGAACCAACACATTAAAAACTAAACAATTATGAATTATCAACCAGGATGGGAAGGAGCTCGGTTGGCCTACAAGTCAGGAGTTTCATATATACCTGTAGCGTGCATAACTTCACGTAGTGAAAGCAACGCGACGAATTATAACGAAAAAGTAAACGTGTGCACTGAAGGGAAGGTAATTCGAAAACCGACAAGCATTAGCAGAACGGTAAGCGTGTCAGGCGAAGTCGTCGATGCAGGATCGTTGAACGAATTGCGTGTTTTGCAGGACAGCAAAGCGGAGCAAATATTCAGAATTTATGACAGTTCTGGAACGGCTAAGTATTTCAAGGCAAACGTTATGAACCTCAACGGAGACTATCCTACAGGCGAAGGCGAAACTGCAACGTTCACGATGGATTTAGAATTGACAAGCGAGTATCAATCAAGTGATGTTTTCGCATAACGATTAAACTTTGAAACTATGTATTCAACTGAAATTACTGTTAATAGCAAGACGATACCTATCCGCTTCGGGGCTTACGTTATTAAGAAGCTTGCCGATGACGGTATAAGATTGCAGGATTTGTCGGATCACATAGCCAACAATCCTGCCGACATCATACCGAAAATTATTTATTACGGTGCTGTTAACGCTTCTGAAGAACGTAGAGGGGACAATGTATCGTTAAATGATATTTACGATTGGTTTGACGAGATCGAAGGCGGTTTGTTCGGCGAAGAAGCTTCAAAGGTGATCGATTTGTTCACTAAACAAATGTCGGATAGCGTCCCAAAAAACTTGAAGGCGGGGAAAGCCCCGCAGAAAAAGAACGGCTAAGTGCTGCAGAAGAATTCACGATAAATCATCTTTCGTTTGCACTCGGCGAATTGGGACTTCGGATGGATGAGTTTTACGACATGGCATGGTGCGAGTACCTTATAAAATGTTACGCTTGGGCAAGGATGGAAAAAGAAAAGTGGAGACATACGCGCATGATCGCTTATGAAGCGAGGATCGGAAGTCATCTTGATCCTAAAAGCCTGCCGAGAACGATTGAACAGTACATGCCGCTTGACGGAAAGAAGACGACAAGTCGAGTGCCGCGATCTGAGATCGAAGCACTGAAACGCGAAAGAGAACAAATACTAAACAAGAACAAACAATGAGTTTCACAGCGATAATAACAGCTGACGCTAAAGGCTTTGAAAGGGCGATCGATCAGGCACAAGCGAAGATCGACGGACTTGAGAAGACGGTAGGTCAACGGCTTTCGTCGATCGGAGACAAATTCACGGATATAGGCCGAAAGTCTTCTGTTTTGTCGGCCGCTATCGTAGCCGCTGGAGGTGCTTCGTTTAAGATGGCTGCAGATTTTCAGGACGCGCTCGGGGCTACGGATCAGGTTTACAAGCAGTCGAGCGACACGGTGAAGGAATGGGCGCAAAACTTGTCATCGCAGTACGGTATCGCGAAAAGCGAGGCGTTGAGTTACTCGAACCTTATGGGATCGATGCTGGTTAACATAGGTCAATTGACTGAAGAACAAGCAGCGAAACAATCACAGAAATTGATCGAGCTGGCTGGCGACTTGACTGCGATGTACGGAGGTCGTGTGCAGGATGCCGTGAGAGCGTTAACAGGCGCGTTGAAGGGTAACAACACGATGCTTGACAACTATGGGATGGCCGTAAACGACGCGCTGGTAAAGACACGTGCGCTTGAATTAGGACTTATAGCGCAAGGAGAGGAAATGACGTTGGCAGCACGGCAGGCAGCTACGTTATCGTTGATCTGGGAGCAATCTGCAGCGGCACAAGGGCAGGCAGCACGTGAAGCAGATGGAGCAAGCGGATCGATGCGTGCACTGCAAGTTGAGGTTAAGAATTTGGCGACGTCGTTCGGTGAGATACTATTGCCTATAATTACGCCTATTGTTTCAGGTATTGCCGACATGGTTAATAAGATCGGATCGTTATCACCTGAATTGCAAAAGACGATCGTCGTTATCGGAGGTATTGCTGCGGCAATCGGCCCGTTGATGCTTGGACTTGGTAGCTTGCTTAAATTAGCACCGTTGATCGGAACTGCGTTTACTGCGATGACAGGGCCGATTGGCGTTGCTGTAGCGTCGATTGTTGGAGCTGCGGCGTTGATCGTAAAGAATTGGGACGCGATAAAAGAGTACTTCACGACAGGCGGAGGAAGTGAGATGTTCTCGTCAGTGAAAGCGCTTGCTGTTGATCTTTTCGAAAACATAAAAAACACGTTCAACTCGATTCGTGATGTTGCAGTAGCAATTTGGGATCAAATAGGAAGTACGTTAACGTCGATTTGGAATAACACGTTTGACAGTATTAAAAGCGTGCTTGACTTTTTCATGAACACGGTTAAGAATGTTGCTGACTTTCTGCGTGCGATAATAAACTGCGACTTTAAAGGAGCGTTGAATGCGTTGTTATCGCAATTCAGCAACATCTTTGCGTCAATCGGCAGGATAGTAACGAATACGATTTCAAGCATGGCTGGCGTGCTTGGAAAGTTTCTCGACGTAGTAGGACTTGACAAGTGGGCGGAATCGGTAAACGGTTTCGCTGACAGGATGGCGAATGCTTTCACTAAACAGAAAGATGCGGCTACCGAAGCGGCTACCGTTATCGAGGAAGTATCAGATAGAGAAGTAACGGCGGTTAGTACGGCGTCGGAAAAAGTAGTATCGGCAACGACTGCCGTAAGCGATACGTTCACGAAGTTGATAGGCACGAATTTGTCGTTGCAGGATTCGATAAGAAAAACATCTTATACGATTGATGAGCTTCAAAGCAAACTGATAAAACTGCAAACAGGGATTATCTCATCGACAAACGTTCGCGATGAGATTAAAACGACGCAGCAACAAATAAATGATCTATCTGAAGCATTGAATTTGTTGACAGGCGGTCGAGAGCTTGATTTGAAAGTTAATGCAGAAATGCCGACGATCGCGGCTGACATGAACAAGTTTTTCGACGGCAAAAATTGGACGCTGCCTGCGATTGATAGTAGTTTGCTTCAGACAAGTTTGGCAAAAGCTGGAGAGATGGTTATTGATTACGGAAGGTATATAGAGGGAGGAATAGTCGATGTTGTTTCTGCGATCGGAAGCGCTTGGGGTAGCGGTGATTGGAGCAATTTAGGAAAAGACATGCTTAGCGCAGTTGGTAAGTTGGCACAGCAATTCGGTGCTATGGTAATTAGTTTTGCAATAGCGGCAGATGCTTTGAAGAAGATAATTACGACAAACCCGATTGCGGCGATTGCAGCTGGTGCTGCATTGATCGCTTTAGGTGCAGCTGCGCAAGCAGCGGCTGGAAAGATGATGAACAACGCTTTTTCAGGCAGCTCTGGTGGTTATGATCAAAGCTATTCAGGCGGCACGTCGTCATATCAGCAAGCAACACCGAGCTACGCACCGACCGAGTTTCGCGGGCCGTATCAGGAGAATTACACGGTTGAATTTAAGATCGGGACGAATGAGCTTGTTGGCGTGCTTGATATGGCTGAACAAAAGAAAAGAAGGTTGTAATTATTGTATGAATTGCAAATATTGTAGCGATTATAACGATGAAATATACACTAACATATAAGAACAAGCAAGGCGTTGAAGCACGTATCGACATTATAACGTTCGGATCAACCTCAACGACTGAAGTTATTGAAGGGACCGACACACCGTTCATTCTGAATTACAAGCGAGAGAAGAACGACAAGGAAGGTTACATTATTTCGTCGTCGGCCGACATTGCTATTTACGAAAGCGGCACGTTCAACATCGATACGCTGAAGACTTCAAACGAAACTGATATAAAGGTTGAGTTTCATATCGGCGACATGTTGATATGGACAGGTTTCGTGCTGCCGGACTTTTTCTCGAAAGAGATAGGAGAGAATGCTGTCGTCAGTATGACGGCATCTGACCGTATCGGTA